GTACCTTCGGTAATATAATTTACCGTTTCGTTAATTTCTTTAATTAGTTTCATAATCCCATTGCCCTTCGTTTTCTTAACGATATTTTTCTTTTTCTTATTGACGTTCTTAATTTAGCACGTCTTTTAAACTTTGACCGTCTGGCACCAATTTTACGGTGTCTGCGTTCAGCCGGCATCATTCTGGTTAACTGGCCATGTCGAATGGTATATCCTTTAACTGCCGAAAACTTCTTACGGCGTTGAACTTTACCTTTACGGACTCGAACACGAATTACTTTAGTTCGACCCATTTTTAATACATTCGACTTCCTGTTACCCTCAAACACCAATTCTGGTACTACATCACCAAACATTTCAGAAGCTAATTGTTGTTTCTTTTCATCCAACTTATCATAAATGATAGTTTCTAATATTTCTTCTAAATCCTTTTTCGCTTCTAATAACCTGTTGGCTAAAAGATTTGAAATAAAAACATCCATTACGGTACCAAATTGTATGGCTTGTAGTTGAACGCTGCTGGTTCGTTGAACTGACCACGTTGGTACATAGCGTTGTTCTTACGCAAAGTAATAATTAAAGTATATGCACTATTTGCAGTACCACCTGTTGTTTGAATACCAATATCTCCAACACCAACAGTATTCGCATGAATACCATCACCAGAGTTATTCATAATAGATGGTAGTTGTTCACCAAGCCCAAACTCACCTTGTAAGTTTAAATGGAAAATAGTTGCTGAATTGGCATACTGTGCTGTTGCGGTAGAACCTGCACCAGACCAAAATATTTCTACACCACCAACATTAGTTGTTGGAAAGTTTACATAATATTTTACGCCAGTTAATTGTAAATCGTAATATGATAATGTTGTGTTAGCAGAACCGCCTTGTGAATTTGCAACCAAATAACCATTAGTTGCCAAAGCACCATATAGTGAATTGGCAGCAATACGAGAAACATTAAGTTCTGCGCCAGAAGCGCCATCAAACACACCAGTCAACTTAATAATGGCGTCAGTTTGTGTATCTCTTAGAACTTGGTATGTAAATTTATTGGACATATTATGGCTTTAAGTTATAAGGTGGAGCATTAAACGCAGCAGGATCATTAAATTGACCACGTTGATAGTATGCGTTATCTTTACGGAGTTCAACAATTAACGTATATGCACAATTGGCAATTAAACCATATGTAAACACACCAATATCACCTGTAGCATTAGGTGCATTGTTGTTAATAGTTACCATGCCTTGTTCTTCAGAATATTGACCACACAAATCCATATTAAAAATAGGAACTGATTGTGCTGTATTTGCGGCAGTCCAACTTAACTCAACATAACCTTTTTGTTGTGAAGCAATATTGTAACCAATTCTTGAAATGGTTATTCCATAATATGGTAAAGAAGTATTAGCAAATTGTGTTGTTGAATTTGCAAGTAAATATCCATTAGTTGCTAAAGCACCATACAATGTATTGGCTTGAATACGATAAGAATTAGCCTCTTGACCAGTACCGTCAAAATTGGCCGTTAACTTAATAACGGCTTTTTGTGTCGTGTCTTTTAATACTTCGTATGTGTAAATGTTGGACATTCTTTATCCTATTTAAATTCTTCTGGTACTGATGTGGACCATTGCATTGCTTCATATGGTACTGTTACATATTTATCTATCTTATCCACATAGTATAAAGCAACTCTTTGACCGTTTGAAAACTGCCTAACAGATTTTCGTTTCATTACCAAAACATTTGGAGGATCCATAGTCTTTTGACTGGATCTTTTTGCTTCAGAAACTACCTGTTTAAGCGTTTTCATCCGAATCGGCTTCTTGGTTGGCAAAATAGTTTTGTGCTACCGCTTGTTTAGCCGCTTCAATGTGAGCAGTTACTTTGTCGTGAATAGATGCATAAAGTGCATTTCTAAATTCTACGCCATTATCTTTTGCTGCGTAATCTATAATTTGTCTTGTATCCATTTGAATCTCCTATCAAAATATTTATAATAAATGATTAATCATTCGTTTTTTTGGCAGATTGTTTTGCCATTTCAGCTTCATGTTCTTGGTCTAAAGGATGTTGTGGTTGACCTGGAACTTGAGACATCATCTGTTGTTGTGCCACATCATTCATAACACCAACTGGCAATCCAAGACCTGCTTCTTTTTCTTTATCCATTTCTTTCTCCATTTCACCAATTTCATCATCAGTCAAACGGAGAACATTGCGTTGAATCCAAGATTGTGAGAAATAACGACCAGTATAAGCATCAACGGCACCTAACAACTGCAGGCGGTTGGTCATTAATTCTGCTTCTTTTAATTCGGTAAAGTTATTATCACGAATAAAATCGTAATGAATATCATCTTGAAAATACTTCCATTCTTCATTAGTACAAATACCTTTAAGAACACATTGCACACGGAGTGCTTGGTCAAACATATCGGTAAATTTACTACGGAGTTTTTCAACAAAACGTGAGAACTTAATTTCATCACGGGTAATTTCTGTTGAACGACCTAATGAGAAACCAGAAGATTCAGGATTCAAACGAGAAATTGGTACATTAAGTGCCTTGTATAGTTTCTTTTCAAAGTACTTAACATCTTCCAACTCACCTAAGTTTTGGCCACCAGGTAATGTAGAGATTTCTGTACCTTTTCCACCTTCACGGCGTGGCAACCAGAAATCTTCTAACATAGAAAGATGTTTACGGTCATCACGAACTTCACCGGTATTTGAATCGTATACCAATTTGTTCTTATACTTGACCATGATATCACGAAGGTATTGTTCTGCCTTTAACTTTGGAAGATTACCCACGTCAATATAAAAAATACGGCGTTCAGGAGCACGACTGATACGATAGATAACTGTGGCATCTTCAATCATCCTTAACTGGTTAAGTGGTTTGATTGCTTTGTGTAAATAAGATAAGACTACTGCACGGCGACTATCCATGAGACCAGAAACCACGGAGATGATGGAGTCTGTAGTGATTCGTACACCAACTGGTCCAAAATTTTGAGATGATCCTGTGGTGACCTTATCGTTATAGATGTAGTATTCATTTACCACATTCATTACATCCACTCCAGTTCGTTCATCTTTTTGTTTTTTGATTTCACGAATCTTACGGAGTTTGCGTGGATCGATATAACGTAGTTCTTTAATACCAGAATTTGGTGTTTCTTGGTCGATAATGATGTGGAAGAATAAACGACCGTCCACATAGTATCTACGGAATAAATCTTGAGCCATACTCTTATAATTCAATAACCGAATAATGGTATCAAATTCTTTTTTGATGGCGTTTTTAATTTTTTCTGGTTGTTGTAGATTGTCCAATACCAGTTTGATTGTGTTGCCAACATCATCTTCACAGATGGCTTCACCTACAATATCATCAATGGCAGATTCAATTTCAGGTTGCATTGCCATTTCACGATAACGAGAAATAAGTTCTACATCGTTTTTGGCGGTACCATCTAGGTCAACATATGTGCCATAATAGGCCGCAGAGGTAATGGTAAGAGCACCATCGTCATTTGATGGTGGAGAGAATGATTGCTGTGCTACTTGTTCTTCTTCGTCTTTAGCACGAGCAATCGTAAAACCGAAAAGAGAGAATTTATTTGCCATCGTATTTTATTCCAATTCAAAAAAACATGATGAAAGGGACCGTAGTCCCTTTCGTATAATAGTATATATTAAGCGTCTGTAGAGGCAGCATTCGTCCAGTATTGGTATGCGAATGTTACACCAAATTCTTCGATAGTATCGTTTGAACCCCAATCTAAATCGATTGCGGCCATATCTAACGGGAACATACCAACAAATTTGTATGTGTTAATTGCTTCGCCTGTTTTACCATACTGAATAACAGAAGCGTCAACTGAATAACTTGAAGGAGTACCAGCAGCGGCACTTCTTACGTTTCCTGCGTGACTATTAATAGAATTCATCCAAGACTCAACTGAATTACGGATTAAGAAATCTTCATCATTAATAATCTGCAATGTCCAGTCAGTAAATGTACGGTTACCAGCAAACTTTAATTCACGACCATAGTAATAAACTGGAACTGTACCAACTGTTGAACCCGGCAACTGTGCTGATTTGGCCATAAACGTAAGTTTTTGACCAGCAGCAACCGAGTTATTGGCTAATGTTGGAAGGGTTAATGTTACTTGGAATAGATTGGGACGGGCACCGTCTCCAATCAGATTCGCTCTAAATTCTGCTACGTTGAAAGCCATTGTTTTCTCCTATATCGTTGTATTATTTATCTGATTAAACACCAGCTTGTCCAACGACTTCACTAAACGAAACACCTGTTCTTACTGCAACAAAGTTCAATTGGATGAAATTAATGGAACGGGCAGGTTTAATGTAAATATCACCAACAAATTGGTTAGCATCAACAACAGCCGGAGTATTGTTTGTAGAATCACAAACCACTTGGAAGTCATAGATACCACGGCGACCTTGTACATCTCTTAGGAATGGAGTTACCAAAGATACAAATTGTGCTTGTGTAAAGGCATCATTAAATTCAAATAATGAATATTGTGAAGCTTTAGCAATTGTTTTCTCAAGCACAATGAATAGTCTGCGAACATTGATCCGGTCAAAAGCAGAAGGTTTAGATTGTAGAGTCTTATCACCATACAATACAGTACCATTACCAGGGAATGTAACTACTGGATTGATACCTGCTGCATAAAGTGTATCACGTTGAGCTTTAGTAGGATTCCATGCCAACTTAACAACATTCTTCAAGTTGCCACGATTGAATCCTGCTGGTGAATACCATGGATCACGGATAGAATCGGTGTATACACACAGACCAGCAGTATCACCATTTAATGGTATCCAACGATATACGTTGTTATACTTATCGAACATATACTTCCAACCACAATCGGCAACTGCATATGATGTTGAACGAGCTAATGAAGTATTCCATGTATTGATGTTTGCAACTTCGTTACCTGATTGGTTAACGACAGCTGAAGAAGGAGGCGATATAAACGCTACACAATCTTTACGAGTATTAACAATATTATCAATAACATATTGTTGCACGGTAGTATCAGCACCACCAGTCATCACTAAAGAAACATCAACTGCATCAGCATTTTGGAACAATGAATAAGCATTTTCCAAATCAGCATCGGTTGGTTGAACGTCAGTACCATTACCTAAAGTAACATAATTTAAACCATAAGCAGCGGTGTTGTTATTCAATACGGCAAAACTGGTACCAGCTAAATTACGACCCCAATATGATGTTGTTTGTGTGTTTGCTGTAAGAGCATATTGTGGAGCATCCAATACATAAATGTATTTTGAATTATTGAAGATGTAATTTTTATAATAATTTGAATTTCCCAAAGGATCTTTTGCATCAGCACCCTTAGACATGAATGGGAATACTTCAAGAACGGTATTTTTAGCACCAGTGAATAAACCACCAGTATCAACCACAACCATATGAATTTCATCGTTTGCGGCACCAGCTGCAGCAGCTTGTGCTGAA